AAGTACAAGATAAGTTATGGAATTTATTAGCTAAAGGTTTTGTTTTAAGAACAGTAGAAGAAAACGATTATTATGTAACTAGAAAAGAAGTAAAGGAGAAAAAATAGTGCCGAAAAAAGTAACGATAGATGATTATAAATCAGATAGTACTCCACACAGTAAATTACTGTACACAGTAGCAAAAAAAAATAATTTAACGATTGAAGATTTAGCTAGAGATTTAAATTTTTCAAAAAATTATATTAGATGTATTTTAAAAGGCACACATTTATTAAGTCCAAATAGTGCATTTATAATTAGAAAAAAATATGAAAGAGAGAATATATGAAATGGTTAAAAGGAAACCAATAAAAAAAGATAATACCAGTAGCCACTGGAAGAAACTTATACATTTAAAAATGTGTAGTTTTTGTGATAATGCAGCAGTTCAGTATCATAAATTAAAATATTACTGCAAAGAATGTTATGAAAAATTAATTAAGGAGATAAAATGATATTAGAATATATTGCCAAGAAAAATAAATTAAGTAAGTCTGATATAGCAAAAGATTTAGACATATCAGAATCAATGGTAACTTTATTATTTCAAGGTAAAAGAAACCCAAGCATAAAACTTATTAAAAGAATAAAGAATACTTACAATATTTCTTTAAATAAAATTATGGAGGATTTATGAACTGTTATAATTGCAATACAAAATTAATATGGGGTGGTGATCATGATATAGATGACAGCTTTCAAGTAGATGATGAAGTAAAAGATTATAATATGATCACTAATTTAAGTTGCCCTAAATGTGAAGCACTTGTTTATGTTTATCATAAAAACCCTAATTGTATACAGGAGGAAGTATGAAAGAGAAACTATTTTATTTTCCATTTTATCCATCAGATTGGTTAGCAGATACCTCTATATTAAATTTAGAGGAGAAAGGTGCTTACATTACATTAATTGCTACAATGTATCTCCAGAAGGATTGTAGCCTGTTTAAAAGGCATATACCGAACATATTAGGGGTAACGGATGAAAGAAAGTTTAATAAACTGATGCAGAATATCATACCGCTATTAATAGATGATGGTGAAAAGTATACACAGAAAAGAATAAAAGAAATTAAGAATAAGATAGAAGGCATTGTAGAAAAGAAACGACAAGCTGGTATAGCATCTGGTGTAGCTAAAAGAAGAAAGTTAAACATAGTAACTACTAAAAACTACACTAAAAAGATAGATAAATTTAGTGATATAAGTGCAATAGATAAAGCTAGAAATACTTTAAATAATAATTAATTTATTACTTGACTATTAGTCAAACGTATGTTATCATGTTTACATGATTAACAAAACAAAGGAGCTTACAATGACTAAAACAAAAATAAAATCAAAGTACAAGAACATAATTTTTACTAAAAGCAAAAGAGGTGGTTATGAAGCTAATATTAGTGATGAGCTTTTTAATAAGGGTTATTACTTTTACAAAGAACTTAAATATACTGGCAGTAGACAAATGTGGGTATTGATGAAGGGTATTAATGAATTAAAAGTAAATTCTAAACTTAGCACTCTTGATTGGTGGATAGAAAGAAATATAAATAAAAAGGAAAGTGCATAATGACAAATGATATAAAAGTAATGTTAAAAGATGCAATGAAAGTAGATGAGTTAGTAATTCAATTACAAGAGGTTGACCATGAATGTGGATACCATGATGGTTCATTTGAAGGTATGTTAAGTTACTACACTAAAGATATTATTATAGATGAAGCAGAAAACAGATTATCTATGGCTAATGAAAATTTAGGATTAGATAGTATGTTTGGTATGTCCCCAGAAGATGATATGTATTCAATACACATAAAAGAGAAAAGACAGTTAGAAAGATTTATAAAGAAATGGAAAAGTCATTAATGTCTAATCATGTAGGTGTAGTAGGAGATCGTATCACTGCTACACTTACTGTACGATTTGCCAAATACTTAGGTGAAACAGAATGGGGTTATTCTAAATTCATGGTATCATTAAAAGATGCTACTGATAATATTTATATCTATTATGGCTCACATTGTATTGCTGAAGCTACAGAAATAGTAACACTAAAAGCAACGATAACAGATCACAATATCTATGAAAATATTAAGCAAACTATTATTAAAAGACCTAAGATAATAGAGGTAAATTAAGTACCCCTCAAAAGGGAATAACTCGCTGTGTGTTACCATCCACACCTAATCCTAACACTCATACCCAATAGATATACTACCATACCCCTATAACAACTAACTAATTATACTAGCATTATAACTATACTTTTATCTTTAACTTTAACTTCTATTATTGTTTAAACATAATCCCAGTTATGTACAGTTTATGTTAAGCATATGTACAAACACCTGTACCAATTCTGTTTAAGCTGTGTTGATACAATATTAATATATAAAGATAAATATATATACTAACACTAGTATGCCTATATACCTTATAGTAATATATCCTACAGCTTTCATTCTTTTGTTTTATGTTAGGCAATAATAAAAATACATCTTTATCCTTCTACAAAAAAGGCCTGTGAAATAAAGCTACATAAACAATAAGACTTAGCGGTGTTACTTTCTATCTATAATCTATTAACAGTAACTGTATAAGCATTTAAATAACTTTATATGGCATATAGGTATTATATTTATATGTATATATAACAATCAATAAGCTAGAAGTATTATATGTGTATGTATAACCAAGTAGAAGGTTCATTAAATATTTTATTATTTGATTTTTTTTTTTAAAAACGGAGGTGGGGGGTAGTCGGCTACTATCTATAGGCATATATCTCTTGTACATCTAACATACTACATAAGGCTTTACATAATATAAAAATATAAAAAAGGCTTTACATAAATTGTTATTTTATATATATGCTATTATATGAGTGATACAAAAAGCAATACAGGTCGCCCAGCTTTTGAAGTAACGGAAGAACTAGAAAGGCAAGTATCATTAGCAGTAGGGTTTGGCCTTAGTCATGTGCAGATAGGTAAGCTAGTAGACTGCGATCCTAAGACACTTAGAAAATATTTTAGAAGAGCTTTAGAAAGCGGTAAAGAAAGATTGACTATGGATATAGGTAGTCAGTTGTATAAGAAGGCAATGAATGGAGATACAATATCTGCAATATTTTTGGCAAAGACCAAAGGTGGTTTTAGAGAGACTGTAGAGCATGAAGGACTACCTAGTAATATAACAGTAAGTTTTAATTTAGATGATAAGAAACCGATTGAAGCTGAAGTAGTAAAGGAAAAATTAACACATGGCTAGAAGAGGATTATATTCTAATATTAACGCAAAAAGAAAACGTATAGCAGCTGGGTCTGGTGAGAAGATGCGTAAAGTAGGAGATAAAAATGCACCAGCTAAAGGTATCTTTAAGAAAATTGCAAATAAAATAAAAAAGAAAAAAAGGAGTACATAATGAATTACGGATATGGTAGCAATAAAAAAATGACTAAGAAGAAACCTATGAAGAAAAAAACTAAAATAGTTATGACTAAGAAAAAAACAAAAAAAAGGATGGCATAATGAAAGGGGTAAAGCATTATAAAAGAGATGGTTCTTTACATACAGGTGCTAGCCATAAAATGGCAAATGGAGTTTTGCATAGTGGTAAAGCTCATACGAAGACAAGTGTTAAATTATTTCACTTTAAAGACCTTTCTAAAACAGCAAAGGCAAAGACTAAAAAAGGATGAGTATAGACTATAGAGGTGTAAAGTTAGATGGTGTTAATAAACCTAAACGCACACCTAAACATCCTACAAAATCTCATGTAGTATTAGCATCAGAAAATGGTAAAAAGAAACTAATACGTTTTGGGCAACAAGGAGTATCTGGTGATAAAAAAAATACACCTCGGTCTCAATCATTCAAAGCACGACACGCAAAAAATATATCAAAAGGAAAAATGAGTGCAGCGTTCTGGGCTAACAAAGTAAAGTGGTAATATGCACATAACTATTCCTTACACACCCAGACCACAACAAGCAGACTTACATAAAAATGATAAACGATTTAAGATTTGTGTATCCCACAGACGTTGGGGTAAATCTGTTTATGCTATAACAGAAATATTACGTAAAGCATTAGAAATAAAAACAGAAAGAAAAGATGGTAGATACGCATACATTGCTCCGTACTACCGACAGGCAAAAGCTGTGGCTTGGGATTATTTATTATATTATACAAAAAACATTCCTGGTACTAAAGTAAACCAATCTGAACTACGAGTAGATTTAATAAATGGTAGTCGTATACGATTGTATGGTGCAGGAGATGACCCAGATGCTTTGAGAGGAATATTCTTAGATGGATGCGTTATGGATGAGTATGCAGATATGTCTCCTAGAATGTGGTCAGAAGTTATAAGACCTGCCTTAACTGATAGAAAAGGTTGGGCAATATTTATTGGTACACCAAAAGGTAGAAATCAATTCTGGCAATTATATGAAGATGCTAAACATGAACCTGATTGGCATAGAGCTATCTATCGTGCAAGTGAAACAGGAGTAGTAGATGCTGTAGAATTAGAAGCTGCAAAAAAACAAATGGGTGAAGATGAGTTTATGCAAGAATTTGAATGTTCATGGGCAGCTGCTATTAAAGGTTCTTACTATGGTAATTTAATAATAGAAGCAGAACAAGAAGGACGAATTACAAAAGTAGAAAGAGACCCTAGCTTACCTGTTCATGTAGCTTGGGATTTAGGAATATCTGATAGTTGTGCTTTATGGTTTTTCCAAGTTACTATGGGTGAGATAAGAATATTTGATTGTTATGAAAGTGCAGGAGTTGGATTAGACCATTATGTAAAAGTTATGGAAGAAATGGGTATAGAATATTGGGGTGATGATTACCTACCACATGATGCTAAAGTACGAGAACTAGGTACAGGTAGAACTAGAGCAGAAACTTTAATCAATATGGGTAGACGTCCTCGTATTGTTCCTATGCACAAAGTAGATGATGGAATTAATGCTGTACGATTATTGTTGCAAAATTGTTTCTTTGATGCTAAGAAATGTGAAAATGGTATTAATGCTTTAAGAAATTACCAAAGAGAATGGGATGATATTAAAAGAGTATTCAAAAGAAATCCAATGCACAACTGGAGTTCACACTTCTCCGATTCATTTAGGTATCTAGCTATGTCTTATAAAAATATAAAACCAAAAGAAAAAGAACCAGATATTATGAAAGAATTACTGCGTACTCCAACACTAGATGAAATGATGGATATACACGATAGAGAACAACTTAGAAAACCAGAAAAAAGAATATAATGAATGAAGAAGAAAAAATAAGAATGGCAAATTTATTAAAATTAGAAGGAAAAGGAAATTACGCAGACAATGAAAGAAATATAGGTGTTACTATACCTTTAGGAGATGAAAACAGTATTAATTTATCCGCACAAGATTTAAAAAAAAATGATATAAGACAACTAGCTGAAGTATTATTAGAAGAAAATTATAAAAGAAAACAAAGAAATATGGATATACAATTAGGCAACTTAGGTTTAGGTTTTACAGGGTTAAGCCAAAAAGGAGATTATACTGTAGAAGGTAATAATTTTTCTCAGGCAGGTTCTTTTAATTTACCTTACCAAAAACAATACAGAGCATCTTATGATGTACCAATAAACGATAATTTAAATTTAAGTTTGTATGGTCAACATGGAAGCAGAGGATTAAGTGAAGATTATTATGACCCTAATGAAGATAAAGATAAAAAAGAAAATTTAATAAAAGCAAAATTAAGATATAGGTTTTAATTATGGCAGAAACTAGAAAAGAAATGGAAGTAGTGCAAGGTACTGCACAATACTGGCAAATGGAATTAGAAAGTGCCGACCAAACTGAAAAGGATTGGAGAGACAGAGGAAGAGCTGTTGTAGCACGTTATAGAGACGATAGAAGTGCAGATAATTATGGTGCAGGGTTATATAAGCAGTTTAATATCTTATGGTCTAATACAGAAACTATGAAAGGTGCATTATTTGCTCGTATGCCTAAAGCAGATGTGCGTAGAAGATATAACGACAATAACCCTATTACAAGGCAAGTGGCTATTGTACTAGAAAGAGCATTAGAATACGGAAATGAAATATATTCAGCAGATAAACCAATAAAAGCTGCGTTAGAGGACTATTTGTTACCAGGAAGAGGGGTAATTTGGGTAGTTTACGAACCTATTTTAATGAAAGAAAAAATACAAGTAGAATCTTTAGATGAATTTGGCAATATGATAATGATTGACCAAGAAGAAGAAAGAATTGCAGATCAAAGGTGTTATTTTGAGTATGTAAATTGGGAAGATTATAGAGAAAGTCCAGCAAAAAGACCAGAAGATGTATATTGGAAGGCAAGAAGGCACTTACTTACAAGAGATGAGTTAATAGAAAAAGGCTTTAAAAATGCGTCCAATATACCCCTAAATTGGTCTCCTGAACCATCAGAAGGCTACTCTGAAGAGTACTCTGAGGTATTTTCTCGTGCAGAAGTATGGGAAATATGGGATAAATACAAAGAAAAACGATATTTTATATCAAAAGGCTATAATGAAATACTAGCAGAAGATGATGACCCATATGGTTTAGAAAAATTTTTTCCTACACCTGATGCTTTAGTAGCAATACGAACCAATGAAACAAGTGTTCCTATACCTGAGTTTACACTATATCAAGACCAAGCTGATGAACTAGATAGAATTACTACTAGAATAAGTAATTTAATAGAAGGATTAAAAAGAAGAGGTGTATATGATGCTTCTGTACCAGAATTATCGCATTTAGCAGATGCAGGAGACAATGATTTTGTACCATCAGAGAATTTTGCTCAATTATTATCTAAAGGTGGGCTACAATCGGTATTTCAACAAGAAGATATAACTCCTATTGCACAAGTATTATCAGGGTTATATCAGCAAAGAAACCAAGTTTTAGACACTATTTACCAAATAACAGGCATATCTGATCTTATCAGAGGTTCTACAAAAGCTAGTGAAACTGCTACAGCACAGCAATTAAAAGCACAATTTGGTAGCATGCGTATGCGTAAAAAGCAAAATGAAATAGCTGAATATGTAAGAGATTTATTTAGAATTAAAGCAGAACTTATAGCAGAACATTATGAACCTGAAATATTAGCAGCTATGACAGCATTAACGATTACTCCAGAAATGATGCAAATAATGCGTGATGATAAGTTAAGGGGTTATAGTATAGATATTGAATCAGACGCTACTATTTTTACAGATGAAGAAGAAGAGAAAAGAACTAGAATAGAGTTTTTGCAATCATTTGGTGGATATTTAGAAAGAACGGTATCTATAGCAAACCAATCACCTGCTTTAACACCATTAGCATTTCAAGCACTAAGATTTTTAATGGGTGCATGGAAAGTAGGAAGAAACTTTGAAGATATTATTGATAGAACAGAAGCACAACTAACACAACAAGCTCAACAAGCAATGCAAGCTGGTCCTCAACCTTCAGAAGCTGAAAGAATTGCTGCACAGAAGATGCAAACAGAAATGGCTAAAGAAGAGTTAAAACAACAAGGCAAACTAGCAGATATACAATCAAGAGAAAGAACTGTAGGTAATAAAACATCTACAGAAGCACAAGCTAGTCAGGGTAGAATGGATGCAAAAAAAGAATTAGCATTATTAGAAAGCGATATGAAAATAGCAGCTCAATTAAATCAGGATGCAAAAGATGAGTTATAATAAAAATTACGATAATATCCAATGGGGTAAAAGTAACTATAAGTTTGCTAAAGCAACAAAAAGAACAAAATCATACCAAGTTATGGGTGATATACAAGGATTTGTGTCTCCAATCGACAAGACTGTTATAGGCAGTCGTTCTCAAATAAAAGAACACGAAAGGAAACATAATGTTAGGCAAGTAGGTAACGATTATGTAGGCTCTACGAAACCTAAGTTTTGGGATAATATGATTAACAATAACAAAAGAGGATAATATGACACAAGAAAGCACTCCTGCACAGGAATCAGCACCTAATCCAGCACCGACACTAGAAGCTGTATTAGAAGGTGCTATTAACCAAACTATAGATAAAGAACCTGAAACACCTAGCAATGATACACCAAAGGAAGAAGTAGAAAACACTACTATTCCTGATGCTCCTAAACAAGTGGAGACAAATAATTCCGAAGAATCTAATTCTGAATCATTAGATCAGGTAGCTACTGAGAATGAACCAGAAACTAAAGATTCTACAGAAGAACCTTCTGAAAAAGTAGGGAGTGAGGATTCGAAAGAAACACCTCTTGAAGCTCCTAAGAACTGGTCAGAGGACGTAAAAGGCACGTTTAAGGATTTACCTCGTGAAGCACAGGAGTATATGTTAAAACGAGATAAAGAGATGACTGCTGATTACACTAGAAAGACACAAGAAGTAGCTCAACAACGCAAAAGTTATGAATCATTAGATAGAGTTATAGCTCCAATGAGACAGCAAATACAAGCAAGTGGTATAGGAGAAGCAGAATATGTTTCTAGGTTACTTAATGCGGATATTGCCCTCAGAAATAACCCTAAAATGGCCCTCAAACAATTAGCACAAGGTTATGGCATTGATCTTTCATCAATAGAAGAAACTGGGGATTGGAATGAATCTGAACCCCAAATCACCCAATTACAACAACAAAATCAGGCGATACTTGCTGAACTAAATCAGTTCAAACAGCAAAATCTACAATCGGCTAGACAGCAAACAGAAAATCAAATTTCTACTTTTGCACAATCAACTGATACTAAGGGTAACTTAAAATATCCTCATTTTGAGCAATTAAGAGTTAAAATGGGTAATCTAATAGATGCAGGAGAAGCTAAAGGATTAGAAGATGCTTATGCTAAATCTGTTCGATTAGATGATAATTTATATAAACAATCTTTAGAATCACAAAGAAAAAGTGTTAAAGCAGAAGAAGATGCTAAGAGAAAATCAGCATTAGAAAAGGCTAAAAAAGTTAGACCTAGAAGTGCTGGAACTCCTCCTAGTGGCTCTGTTAAAACTAGTGATTTAGATTCTTTGCTTATGGAATCAATTAGTAGTGCAGGTATAACTAAATGAGTTGTGGGTTTAACAATAACTTAATGAGGTATAAAAATGGCAAGTCCAAATAGTACGTTTACCGAAATAGTTACAACTACTCTTGCAGGATATTCAAAAACTCTTGCAGATAACGTAACTAATGGTAATGCCTTGCTTCGTCATATTGATGGAAAAGGCAACAAACAAATCGCCACAGGTAGAACTATTGTGCAGGAATTAGAATACGCAACTAACTCAACTGCAAAATGGTATAGTGGCTATGAGGTTTTAGACACAAGTACGTCTAATGTTTTCACAGCAGCTGAGTTTAATTATAAACAATTAGCTGGTAATGTGGTTATATCAGGTTTAGAACAGGTCGAAAACTCTGGTAAAGA